AGCACAAGCAAGGAGGTTCTTAGCTTCTGAAACCGTTTTAAGGACATTACCTTCCCTCATAATAATGTTAGCATTGATAGAAGCAAAGTTCTTCAATACTGTTAATGTGTTTTCACTCAGTTCCATCATGTATCATCCTTTAATTTTACTGAAGTTCTTTTCTTTTACAAACTCAAGTTTATTACCAAACTTACCTTCTAACACCTCACCCTTATGAGATATTACAAAGACGTTTGTATCATCCCCAAGAGTATAGATGATTTTCATAAGGTTGTCAACACCTTCATGATCTAAGCTGGAGTCAAATGTTTCATCAAGGATCAAAAGGTTTGTTGCCACAGAGTTCTTCATCTTAGCAATCTGTCTCCAAGTGAAAAGCAACGCCAGATCAATACGTTGCTTCTCACCCTCAGAGAATGAATCATACGAGAAGTTATCACGATGACGTGATCTGATTGTCTCTTGGAATGATTCATCCAAGTTAAAGGATACAAAGAAGTCCAATATCTGCAAGAACTGATTACACAGTTGATTAATCACCGGCAAGTACTGCTTAATGATCTTGGTTTTGATTCCTGTATCCTTCAACATATGTGATAGCACAAGATTGTAATTATACTGCTCGTTTAGGATTAACCGATCTTCTACTAGCTGATCGCCGGATTCTATAAGGAGATTAAGGTCAGTATTCGCAGCATCAATATCTGCACCCTTACCTATATTGTCAATCTCACTTTGAGTTCGATCAATAGCACTCTGAAAGGTTTGAATACTAGAGTTGTTAGCGTGTATATCACTCTGAGATTTCTGGACCTTTGACAACTCAGCCTCTGTCTCTAGTAGAGCTGCTTGTCTTCTCTCCAAAGAAGAGTCAGCAGTCGATAAGGCAGTACCAAGTTCTTTAGCTCGGCTTTGGCCGTCCAAGATATGGGACCTTTTCGTCTCCTCCGTGATTGACTGCGTGCATACGGGGCAGGTATCATTTTGTTCGAAGAACTTAACGTCCGAAACCAGTTTCTTGATATCGGACTTGAACTTTGACCGGAACGTAGTGAGCTCTTGGATCTTTGCTTGCGTCTCTTGCTTGCTGCTTGTGAGTGGAAGTAAGCGTTCTTCCACGTAGGAAGATAAGGATCCGTTTTGCTCATTAAGAGTCTTAATCTCATCTCGATAATCGTTGATGAGTTTGAACTTCTCTTCTTTGGCTTCTTGATTGATGGCCTTGACGTCTTTAATGTACTTCTTCTGTGCGTCGACTTTCGTCTTATTAACTTCGCTCTGGTGTGTAACATCTTTGATCTCGTCTTTTAATAGGGACGTCTTCTCCTTTAGAATAGAATTCATTTTGGAGAAGACGTTAATGTCCAGAAGATCCTCGATAACATCTCTTCGATTCATAGAGCTTAGCTGCATGAAAGGAATGAAGGAGGAGGAGCCCAGCACTACAATCTGATGGAAACTCTTATGATTGAGCTTCAAGATGTTTTGCTCGAGGATCTTCTGGTACTCTTTGGCATGGGATGATTGATTAATCATTGTATCCCCCTGCCAAATCTCAAAGGAGTTAGGTTTAATGCCGCGGATGATCTTAAACTCAGAGCCGTGGACGCTAAACGTAACTTCTACTACTGTTCCTTTATTGTTGATGGAGTTAACCAGTTGGTTCTTACCAATGTTGCGATGTGCTTTTCCAAACAATGCAAAGCTCAGTGCATCGAGCATTGTTGACTTACCTGCACCATTCTGGCCTACTACTAATGTAGTCTTTGACTTACAAAAGTCAACAGTCGACCAGGAATTTCCTGTTGAAAGAAAGTTCTTCCACCGTAAAGTTTTAAATGTAATCATGCTATCTCTAGGGCTTGGGCCTCTGTCATCAACTCATTCATCTGTTGTTTGATTCGATTCTTATCGAGATCTGTTTCAACAGCGTCTACATAACTATCCAGCAAAACAGATGTATCTTCAACAGATATTTCTTGATCATCGACATTATTTCCCAAGAACTCACTAAAGTTCTCAGCAATCTTCAACTCTAGAATCTCACGATTCTGAATACGATCGATGAACCTATCAGAGACAAATTGATCGGACTTATTGATTACTACTACCTTTACAAACTTGCCATCTATTGCATCAAGTGGATACTGAAGGTAATCAGTTTCCACATCGTTATAATAGATCCGATGGTGCAGAGTATGAGGGTTGCGGATAGCAGTGAGCTCTCGTGTCTCCGTATCCAGGATGTGAAAGAACTTATCGTCGTGCGCGTCATTCCAGAAAAACTCCATTTGTGAACCAAGGTATGTTATATTCCCTTGACTTGATTTTGTATGAAAGTGTCCAGATAAAACTTGCTCAAACCGTTTGAACACTTGCGGATCTAGACCATGCTCACACTTGATGCCTTTGAGCATTTCATATCCCACGATATCAAAATGACCACCAATCCAATCACACTTAGCATTTGCTAAGAAGTTTAAAGATCGTTCCTCATTCTCAGCGTCAATCCATGGGACCAAGCCTACTTTGAGAGACCCATATTCTCTAACTGTAGGTTCTTGAATAATAGTTACTTCATTCATATAATGACCTAGCAACTCTTTTAGAGAATTCAACTCACCTGTGTTCTTATAATAAGTGTCATGATTACCACGGATAATATCCATGGTCATTCCGTTGTCTCTTAACGGTTTAAGAAAGTGATGACGGTTCCTGTTAAGAGCGCGGAAGTTAATAAATTTCCTGTTATCATAGTAGTCACCAAGATGCAGCACATGCTTAATATCATGTTCCATGCAATAAGGAAAAAATACATCGCTATAAAATTTCTCTGCATTATCGATAAATATGTCGCTGCTATTGCGAGTACCACAGTGAGTGTCATTTAGGATGGCAACTAACATCTAATATATTCCTTTGTGGGGTCCAACCGAGTTTCAATAACCATTCGATGTCTGCTTTAGGATGCACACGTTCTCCTGGAGGATTATTATCTCTATATTGTCCCTCAAAACCAATCACTTT